ATTAGAATTATTAGAATATGAAAAAGGTTACAAAGAAGGAGTTAGTAGATTAGGTTGCCAAATATTTTTAACAAAAGAACTTGACGGATTGATTTTACATTTAAAAAATGATGAACTTTTATAAATCGGTAATTGAACATAAAGGCAAACTTCTTGTAAGGGGTATACACGAAGGACAAGAGTACAAAGAAAAAATAGATTTTGATCCTACTCTTTATTCATTAACTCAACAACAAACAGAATTTAAAAGTTTACAAGGCCAATTTCTTAAACCTATTACATTTAAAACTATTGATGATGCTCGTAAATTTAGACGAGAGGTGGCAACTGAAAATTCACCTATCTATGGTTTAGAAAGATACCATTATCAATATATTAATAAAAAGTTTCCCGAGAACATTAATTGGGATAAGAAGTTTATTAAAATATTTACACTTGATATAGAAACGGCCTGTGAAAACGGCTTTCCTGATGTAGAAAATCCTATAGAACAATTGCTTTGTATTACAGTAAAAAATCAAAGCAATAAACAAATTATAACTTGGGGTATTGGCGACTATAAAACAGACAGAACAGATATTACTTACGTTAAATGTAAAGACGAAAAACAATTAATGTTTGAGTTTATGAACTTTTGGACTAAAAACTATCCTGATGTTATCACAGGTTGGAATACTAAATTCTTTGACTTACCTTACCTAATGAATAGAATTATATTGATAGCTGGTGATAAGGTTGCAAACAAAATATCTCCTTGGGGATTATTTCAAAGAGAAGTAATATTAGCAAGAGGAAGACCTAAAACAATTTATGATATAAAAGGTATTACTAACTTAGATTACCTAGACTTATATCAATGGTTTATACCAACAAGACAAGAGAGTTACAAATTAGATTTTATTGGTGAATTAGAATTAGGTCGTGGTAAAGATGAGATGAAACATAATACATTTAAAGATTGGTATACAAACGATTTTCAATCATTCATTGATTACAATATACAAGACGTGGAAATTGTTGACGCTTTAGAAGATAAACTTGGACTAATTGATTTATCATTAACTGTTGCTTATGAATCTAAAGTAAATTACGGTGACATCTTTTCACAAGTGCGAGTATGGGACACACTGATTGCAAATCACTTACTAAAGAAAAATATTTGTATTCCACCACGTGAAGATAATATTAAGAATGAAAAATATGAAGGTGCTTATGTAAAAGAACCACAACTTGGTATGCATAAGTGGATAGTTTCATTTGATATTAACTCACTATATCCACATATCATTATACAATATAATATTTCACCAGAAAAAATTATAGGTGAAAAACCATCAGGCATTTCAGTAAACAAAATGTTAAATCAATCTACACCTCTAGCATATTTGAAAACAGAAGGAGCTTGTATAACTCCTAATGGCGCTTTGTTTAAAAATGATAATCAAGGTTTTTTACCAGAGATGATGGAAACAATGTACAATGAACGTGTCATTTACAAAAATAGAATGTTAAAAGCAAAAAAAGAATATGAGATAACTAAAAATCCTGAATTGATAAAAGAAATATCTCGTTGTCACAATATTCAATGGGCAAGAAAGATTGCTTTAAACTCCGCATATGGTGCAGTTGGTAATCAATACTTTAGATATTATGACGTTAGACAGGCCAGTGCAATCACTACAGCAGGCCAGTTTATCATTCGGTTTATAGAAGAAAAGGTTAACACATATTTAAATAATATATTAAAGACACACGATAAGATAGATTATATCGTTGCTTCAGATACAGATTCAATCTATGTTACATTAGATAAACTTGTAGAACATACTTGCAAAGATAAAACGGAAGACCAGATTTGTAATTTCATAAACAAAGTTGTTGATAGTAGAATAGAACCATTTTTAAATAAGTGTTTTGAAGAACTTGCAGATTACACAAACGCATTTAAGAACTGTATGGTAATGAAACGAGAAGTAATTGCCAATAAAGGTATATGGGTGGCTAAAAAAAGATATATGTTAAACGTATTAGATGAAGAAGGCGTTAGACTTTCTGAACCTAAGTTAAAGATTATGGGTATAGAAGCCGTCAAATCTTCAACACCACAAGTATGTAGAGGTAGAATTAAAGAGGCCATTAAGATTATAATGAATAAAGATGAAACAACATTACAAAGTTTTATTGCTGATTTTAAAAAAGAGTTTTTTACTATGTCGGCTGAACAAATATCTTTTCCGAGGTCTTGTAATAATATGAAAAAGTACTATGACAGTAATAACATCTTTTCTAAAGGCACACCAATTCACGTTAAGGGTGCCTTAATATATAATCACCAGATAAAACAGTTTAAACTATCAAACAAATATCCTTTTATACAAGAAGGAGATAAAATTAAATTTCTTAAACTAGTTGACGCTAATCCATTTAAATTTGATGTAATCAGTTACATTACTACACTACCAAAAGAGTTTAAATTACAACAGTATATAGATTATGAAACACAATTTGAAAAAACATTTTTAGATCCAATGAGATTTATATTACAATCTATCGGTTGGTCACAAGAAAAGAAAGCAAACCTAGAGGCATTTTTTCAATGATTAAATTCCCTAATAAAAAATATAAAGTAATTTATGCTGATCCACCTTGGTACTTTAAATCATATAGTAAAAAAGGTGAAGGAAGAAATGCTACACAACATTATGATTGTATGAAGATTGAAGATATTAAAAATTTACCAGTTAAAGATATATCAGAAAACGATTCAACCCTATTAATGTGGGTAACAGATCCTTTTTTAAAAATGTCATTTGAAGTTATTGAGTCTTGGGGATTTAAATATAAAACTGTGGCATTTACCTGGGTGAAAACAAATAAAAAAAGTCCAGGATATTTTAAAGGTTTAGGTTATTGGACAAGAGCCAATCCTGAAATGTGTTTGTTAGCAACTAAAGGTAAACCAAAAAGAATAAACAATGGAGTAGATCAACTTGTTGTTTCTAAACTAAGAGAACATTCAAAAAAACCTGATGAAGTTTATGAACGTATTGAAAAATTATTAGAAGGACCTTATATAGAATTGTTTGCTCGTAATAAAAAAAATAATTGGTCTAGTTGGGGAAATGAAATATGAAAGAAATTAAAGAAAAAAAAATATTGTCTTTATTTGAAGATCATAAAATGTTAAAAGAAGTTCCCGTATTAATAACAAAATTACCTAAACAAATTTTTGAAGAACTATTATTATTTACAGAAGATCGTAGAAAAATAAAAAATAACGACTTATCTTTTTTATTTGAACATTATAATAGGGGATTAAACACATATCAAATTTCTATATCAAAACCTGATATTGAAAAATCTTTTATTATGCCATATTTAATAAGTTTAGGGCAATTTTATTTACATTTAAATAATAATATATCTTTTGATAAATCTCATAGAAATGTTTTATTAAGAGAAAATATTAATCATTATGATGGATATGATCTTTGGGTAAATTACACAAATAAAGGAGACGAAAATCCTAATCACACACATTCAGGAAATCTTTCAGGTGTAATTTATATAAAAAATACAAAAACAACACCAACAATTTTCGATAACAAAATAGGCATTATTGGAAATCCTGGACAAATAGTAATATTTCCATCTCAATTAGAACATATGGTAGAAAAACAAAAAGAAGATTTTGAAAGAATTACAATGTCTTTTAATTTATATTTTACAAATGAAATTATTAAATAAAGAACAAGCATTACATTGTGCTAAAATATTTAAAGATTATTTTGGCAATTTTAATCGTATAGATGAATATATGAGAGACCAAAAGATTGCCTCTATACAAAATATTCCTGCCGGTCTTCCTGGTATGGGATTTGAAGATGAATTATTTTCAGATTTTACAATGTCACCTAAAGATATGAAACTAGAAGTGATAGAAATTGATAATGAAACTTGGGACAATTGTATTATTATAACTTCAAGTCACAGTAATATGGTAAACATACCTGGTAAAGTTTTAAAACTTGCAGTTAAAGAAACAAATTCTAATAAATTGGTAGGATTTATAAGATTAGGCTCACCTGTAATTAATATGAAACCTAGAAATGTAATGTTAGGTAATGTTCCAAATTTAAATCATTTTAATAAAACGGCCATTATGGGATTTGTTATAGTACCATCACAACCTTTTGGTTATAATTATCTTGGTGGTAAACTATTAGCTGCTATTTGTTGTAGTCATTACGTAAGAGAACTTATGAATAAAAAATATAATATGAACTTATGTTTATTTGAAACAACAAGTTTATATGGTAACAGTAAATCATCAAGTCAGTATGACGGTATGAAACCTTATATCAGATATAAAGGCCTTACTGATAGTGACTTTATACCTATGTTACACGGAAAACCTTATGAAGAATTAAAAAGTTACGTTGAAAACATTGTTGGTAGTTTGATTAAAAAAGATGCTTCAAGTATAAAATTAAAAACCACGACTGCAATCATAGGTTTAATCAAACGATCTTTAAAAGACGATAAGATAGAACTAGAAGATTTTAACAAAGTTATCAACAACGCAAAAGACTTGACAGAACAGAAAAGATATTATATAAGCCATTATGGTATTAAGAATTATATAGATATAGTAAATGGTAAATCAAATACTATTATCAAAGATGATACCTACGATAAGTTTGAGTTGAATAACATAATAGAATGGTGGAGAAACAAAGCCATTACTAGATATGAAACATTAAAAAAGGAGAACAGAATAAGAAATGAGATTGAGATTTGGACAAAAAATAAAGACTTACAAATCATCCGATAAAGAAATGATTTATATAAATAAACTTATAACATATTTGATGTGATGGTGGAAGAAATTTTAACAAATAGAGAGATGGATAAAAATAACTTATTAATACACAAGCACTTAATTATTCGTGCTGAAGTAAAAAACCCCCCAAAAGACGAACAGAAACTTGCTGAGTGGATGAAGCAGTTTATTTCTTTTATCAATATGAAAATTTTAATGGGACCTTATGTTAAGTATTGTGATAAAGTAGGCAATCGTGGTATCACAGGTGTGGCCGTTATTGAAACAAGTCATATAGCAATACACGTATGGGACGAGACCGATCCGGCCATTATGCAGTTTGATGTTTATAGCTGCTCAGAATTTGACCCTTATAAGATAGCAGATAAACTTCAAGCTGATTTTGAAGTAGTCAAATTAGACTATAAGTTCCTTAATAGAGAAACTGAATTGAAACCTATAAGGTTAAAAAAAGATACAATGAAAAACGTGGAAACCCATAAGTATGCAAATAGTAATAATCAACAGACTCAACAACCCACCCTATTTAATATCTCCTAACTTTCATCCAAAAGAACTTGCCAATCTAAAGGAAATGTTATATAATGAGAATATCAAATACGTATTAATATCTAGTGAAAAGGAGAACTTAGAATATGAGCAATTTTTTAAAAGACATAATTAAAGATGTAGGCAATGAATATGCAACACTTGTAAGTGATGGTGTTGATAGCGCTGACGTAACAAATTTTATAGATACAGGTTCGTATTCTTTCAACGCATTATTATCAGGCAGTATATTTGGTGGTCTTCCAGGAAATAAAATCACTGCAATCGCAGGTGAAGCCGCAACAGGTAAAACATTTTTTGCTTTAGGTATTTGTAAAAACTTTTTAGATAAAGATAAAGAAGCAGGTGTAATTTATTTTGAATCTGAAAGTGCAATCTCAAAAGAAATGATCGTATCACGTGGTGTTGATGCCACAAGAATGGTAATTGTTCCAGTTGCAACAGTACAAGAATTTAGAAATCAATCAATAAAAGTATTAGACAAATACTTAGAACAGCCAGAAGATAAAAGAAAACCATTAATGTTTGTGTTAGATAGTTTAGGTATGTTATCTACTACAAAAGAAATGGAAGATACGGCTGAAGGAAAAGAAACAAGAGATATGACAAGATCACAAATTGTCAAATCAACATTTAGAGTTTTAACATTGAAACTTGGCAGGGCAAAAGTTCCAATGATAATGACCAACCACACATATGACGTAATAGGTTCTATGTACCCACAAAAAGAAATGGGTGGTGGTTCTGGTCTTAAATACGCTGCCTCATCAATCATCTATCTTGGTAAACGCAAAGAAAAAGATGGCGACAATCAAGTGATTGGTAATATTATCCACTGTAAAAACTACAAGTCAAGGTTAACAAAAGAAAATGCACAAATAGATGTAAGACTAACATATAAAGAAGGTTTAGACCGTCATTATGGATTGTTAGAAATTGCAGAAGAAGCTGGCATATTCAAAAAAGTATCCACAAGATACGAGTTACCTGATGGCACTAAAGTGTTTGGCAAATCTATTAATGATGAACCTGAAAAGTATTTTACAAAGGAAATATTAAAACAGATAGATGAAACAACAAAGAAAAAGTTCCTCTACGGAGCCGAGTAAATATCTATTCGTTCAAAAAGACGGAGACGATTTTACCTGTATAAAACTTACAGAAGAAAAGTATAAAGGAGTCATATTTAAATATGGCGATGTTGGCTTTGCTAAAGATGAAAAGCCAGATGGTACATTGCCTATGCGATTTAAATATGATATAGTAATGAATCCTTATGACAAAGATATATCTACACAAGAATTTACAGACTATATTGGTGACATATTAATAGAACTATTAGAAAAACAATTGACAAATGGAAAAGTTGAATTTAAATAATGAACGAATAGAGATTACAGTACTACGTAATTTCATATTCAATGAAGCATTTACTAGAAAGGCCTTACCTTTCTGTAAAGAAGATTACTTTACAAATCGTAATGAACGATTATTGTTTAGAGAAATAGATATATTCGTAAACAAATATAAAAACATACCCACAAAAGAAGCTCTTGTTATAGAACTAGGCCAGAGAAAAGATATAAACGAAGATGAATTTAAATCAGTAAAAGATTTACTAGATACAATATCAAATGAAAGTGTAGACCTACAATGGTTACTAGACACTACAGAAAAGTTTTGCAAAGACCGTGCAGTACATAATGCAGTCTTAACTGGTATTAAAATACTAGATAAGAAAGATCCTAAACTTACACCAGAAGCAATACCTGGTATTCTTGCAGATGCATTGGCCGTTTCTTTTGATAATCATATTGGTCACGATTATATAGAAGATGCAACAAGAAGATTTGATTTTTACCATACTAAAGAAAAGAAATATCAATTTGATTTATCTTATATGAATCGTATTACAAAAGGCGGTGTACCACCTAAAACTTTGAACATTGCATTGGCCGGTACAGGTGTTGGTAAATCTTTGTTTATGTGTCACTGTGCTTCTAGTTTTCTAACACAAGGTTTAAATGTACTGTATATTACTTTAGAAATGGCAGAAGAAAGAATCGCAGAACGTATTGACGCCAATCTTTTAGATGTAACTATGGACGATTTACATAGTATGCCTAGACAATTGTATGATGACAAGATTGAAAAAATTAGAAACAAGACTGCTGGTAAATTAATTATAAAAGAATATCCTACGGCATCAGCACACG